TGTTAGATCCTGATTCTAATCCTATTTATAGTAATGTTAATTTAGATTTATTTCCTAATAATACTGTAACAGCTTCTGGATTAGTTAGTGGAAGTTATATTTTAAATTTATCTGCTTTAGGTTCAAATCAATGTCAAAGTTATAGTAATAATTTTACTATTACTTCCCCAACACCTTTATCATTTAATGTAACTGCTTCTTATATAGATTCATGTTCTAATGCTATAATATTTAATACATCTGGTGGAACCTCACCTTATTATTACTATGCTTATGAAACTGGATCAAATTTATTATATTCATCAGATTCAAGTTCTGTAAACTTAAATGAATTAAAATCAGGATCATATAATGCTTTTATAGTAGATTCTAATGGATGTATTAGTACAACTTCAAGTATAGAAATATTTGGAAGAGATTATATCTATACTGGCTCTTATTGTGTAACTTCTTCAGGACAAAATACAGGTTATGTATCAAGTTCAGGAGTAATACAAATATTTAACTCAGGCCCCTATTCAGGTTCATTAGTAACTTCTAGTTATTCTGATGGTTCTAATTTATTTGGTCCTATTATAAACTTTACATCATTATTTATTTCTGGGACTTTAGATGTTATAACTTATTGTTCAACTCCTTATTATAGATATTATGAAAATACTACTTTATGTCCTGTAAATGGATGTTTTGCTCCCATTTTACTAACAGCAACTCCAATTAGTTGTTCAGGTAATTGGCAATCAGAATATTCTATCACATATAATTCAGCTTCAGCTAATTCTACTTATACTATTATAGAATATGGTCCTTGGTCTAATTTTTCCGATTATGCTACTAATATTATAACTAATGCGGTTCCATTAACCCTACCCCTTAATTTTTATAATGATTATGGAACATATACTCAACCAAATGATTTAATATATTTTAGAGCTTATAATAGTTGTAGTAATGGAGCAACTTCTTCTTATAGTAATGTAATAACAGCTAGTTGTGATATTATACTTCCACCTCCTCCTATTTGGGCAGGTATGTATATAAATGTAGTTAATAACAGTTTTAATCAGATTAGAACATTAACTAATACTTCTATTACTACTATTAATAATAATTCTTCTCAATTATTTTATTATGAAGGAGAAATTAATGGTAATGTAATAAACCCTTCAATTGAAATAGGAATGATTGGAAGGAATCAATTAGACCTATCTACTCAAGGTAATGTACTATATAATATTTTAATAACTAGTAATGATCCTATAGATGGTGGTATTTACACTACTTGTCAATCTTTAATTAACCCTATTTCTTACCCAAACCAAACATTTAATATAGATTATAATACAGGGAATAACAATTTCATCTTCCCAGCTGATACTTCTTTTGATATTTTAGATTTAAAAATAGATATTGATAGAGAAAATTATACTCCTGGATCAACTCTTACATTAACATTAACTCCTTTTGTAACTTAAAAAAATGGCAGCAATAGTACAAGACCCAAATGCTACATTAAGCTTTAAAAATGAACATATTATATATGAACAAGAAGTTCGTTGCAAAGTAGGAGAAAATGATTTTAATATATCTATGAATCCTACAATTACAACAGATAATTCAGGTTCATTAAGAGATTTTGCTACTGGTTCTATATTTGCTCCTTATGTTACAACAATAGGATTATATAATAATAGAAATGAATTATTAGCAGTAGCTAAATTAGCTAAACCAATTCCACTTTCTTCAACAACAGATACAGTTTTTGTAGTTAAATACGATATTTAGAATAAAATATAATTATGGTTACAACTCCAACTTGGATTTACAAAGGAAAAATAATAACAGAACTTTCAGATATGCCCGAAAACACATTCGGGTTTATCTATGAAATAACTCATATTCCTTCAGGTAGAAAATACTTAGGTAAAAAACAACTAATGTCGGTTACTAATAAGGCTTTAGGTAAAAAAGAACTAGCAGCTTTAACTGATAAAAGATTAAGCAAGAAAAAACAAATAATAAAAGAATCTGATTGGAAAACTTATTATGGTTCGCAATCAGAAATAAAACAGTTAATAAAAGAAGGAAATAAAGAAGATTTTAAACGTGAAATACTATGTTTTGTTCCTACAAAAAAGTTATTAACTTATTATGAGACAAAATACTTGTTTGTAAATGAGGTATTAGAATCTGGAAGTAATTATTTTAATGATAATATAGAAGGACGTTATTTTAGGAAGGATTTTATTTAATATTCTTGGTAAGTTTTTTCTATTTTAATATTTATAATAAATAATAATTATGATAGGAATATACAAAATTACAAACCCAAAAGGGAAAATTTACATTGGACAAAGTATTAATATAGAAAGAAGGTGGAGAGAATATCAAAGATTGCAATGCAATCAATCTCTTAAATTATATAATTCTTTAAAAAAATATCAATATGAAAATCATATGTTTGAAATAATAGAAGAATGTGATATTGATTCATTAAATGATAAAGAAGAATTTTATATATTAAAATTTAATAGTCATATTAATGGTCTTAATATTAAATTAGCATCTAAACCTTCATGGACTGGGAAAACCAGACCAGAACATAGCAAATTAATGAAAGAAATTTCTAGTTTTAGATATGAAAGAACCCCAGAACATAAACAACAGTTAAGAAATATGATGTTAAATGTGTGGGAAAATAAAGGTAAAGAAATAAGTAAAAAAATATCTCAAAATAAAATAGGAAAAGGATCTAAATCCATATTATGCCATGAAACTCAAGTTGTGTATAATAGTATAAAAGAATGTAGTGAGAAAATGAATATTAGTAAAGGATTAATTTGTAGTTTTGTTAAGGGTAAATATTCTTACCCCACATTAAAAGGATTTACTTTTTCTTATGCTAAAGATTTTGCTCCCCCAAGATAATTTATTATATTATACTATAAATCTCTATCTATGAAACGTTACAGTTTATTTTCAAAAAATTCAAATGAAGCTATTAATTCAATTAAATTTTCAACTTTAGAAGGAGCAATTTTATTTTTTGCTGCTCAAAAACGATTAGATTTAGAAAAATTTAATGCTCTTTTTGAAGTAAAAGAATCTTAATAAAAAACAAAGGTTATGGTAAACGGAATATTATTAGGTCTAGTACAATCTATACTAGGGAAAGGAAATGCTACCTCAAAAGGTAATTACGCTTTTCATTGTCCCTTATGCAATCATAGAAAACCTAAACTAGAAATTAATTTAATACCAACAACTAAGAATGAAAATCCTTGGCATTGTTGGGCATGTGATGCTAAGGGAAAAACTATAGCTTCTTTATTTAAATCCTTAAAAGTAGACAAAGAAAAATATTCTGAGTTAAATTCAATTTTAGGTACTACAACTAAAATAGACCAATCAGATTTTAATCTTAGTGTTGAATTACCTAAAGAATATAAACCCCTATATAATATATCAAAAGCAGATATTACTGCAAGACATGCTCTGTCTTATCTTAAAAAACGTAATATAACTCCAATTGATATACTTAAATATCAAATAGGATATTGTGAGACAGGAAGATATGCTAATAAAATTATTATACCTAATTATGATGTAAATGGTAAATTAAATTATTTTATAGCTCGTTCTTTTGAAAAAGATCCTGCTAGAAAGTATGATGCTATACAAGCTGATAAAAATTCTATAATTGGGTTTGAAAACTTAATAAATTGGGATTTACCTGTTATATTATGTGAAGGTGCGTTTGATGCTATTGCTATTAAAAGAAATGCAATACCATTATATGGTAAAACAATGTCAAAACAATTAACTAAAAAACTATTATCTAATAATATAAAAGACATATATTTAGCATTAGATAGTGATGCTTTAAAAAGTACACTTAAGATTGCCGGAGATCTACTCCAATCAGGAAAACGATTACATGTTGTAAAATTAGAAGGCAAAGACCCATCAGATATGGGCTTCGAACATTTTACACATTTAGTACAAAATTCACAAGAATTTACTTTTTCTGATCTTTTCTCACTTAAATTAGAAGTAAACTAATGAAAAAATCTTACAAAAGAATTCTCCAAA